TACCAGCTTTCTCTCTTCCCTCTTTTCCTTTATCATACCAATATCTGATTGCTTCAGATGTTTCAGTAACATCTACTTTATCATCTATAATATAAGGTGTAGGAACTGAACCTGTCATGGTTTGTACTCTACTCCATACAGGTTTTACCCATTCACCATGAGTTACTTTATCTTCCCACTTTCTCCAATCGTGAAGTGAACCAATTTTTTTGTAATCATCTGCTACAAGATACTTACCATCTGATTTCTTTTTAAAACCACATTGGTCTTGTAATCCACCAGTAACATTTACAATAATTGGTGTTTCAGCCATTACTGATTCCGCGGTTGTCAATCCAAATCCTTCATTACCAGCGATGTTAATAGTGACATCTGATAAATTATAAAGGTAGTTAAGTTGTGTTGCATCAATTCTCGCTTGTGAAAATCTTACATCATAATCTGGACAAATCGCTTCCTTTACTTTAATTAAGTCAGTTCCATTTTGGTCCACCGCTGCGGTGTGCATTAGTAAACAACAATCTTTTCTATCTTTTTCTGGTAATCCATCTACGAATTTTTTGTAAGCCCAAATAACATCTGATGGTTGTTTTCTTCTAATGTTTCTGTTCATCCAAAATAGAACAAATTTATAATCTTTGTCACCCAAGGCTGCTTTTTTAAATTCAGTAGGTACTTCAGTTTTAAAACATTTCTTAGGATTAATACCATGTGGTACATAATCTACTTGCCAATCTTCTAAAGGTTTGATTGTTTCTGAATCTATTTTACCAACCCTACTAACAATACCATAAGTTTGTTTTGATATACATCCTAACCAATCACAACTTTCGTAGTAATCTCTATTATATTTTGGGTCTGGTAAATCATCCCAAATATGATAAAACAGAATCGGAATGTTTTCTCTTATTTCTGCTTCCATTTCGTATAACCATCTCCAATATCTTGGGTCTGTAAAATGAAGTATTGCATCAGGCTGATGTCTCATTATAAGTTGTCTAAGTACATTTGCATCACCATAGCCAGTCCAAGGAATAATTTTTAGTGAAGCATCTTCAATGCCAGTTTCTTTTCTGACATCAGCTCCTAAATCGATTTCTTTACCTTGTTCTGGATGTTTGACTGCTGCACCTAATTGAACCCAATGGAATTTGTCCATAGTACCAAAAACAAATTCTTTTGATACAGTTGCAATACCTGAAGTCATCCGTAAGTCATCGGATAACAATAGTATCTTCTTCTTTTTTGCCATTAACCTTTATTTAAATTGTTCTAAATCTTCTTCTATCATTCCAATGCATTCTTGGTGTTGCACCTAAGAATTTCATTCTTCCAACTTTTTCATTGAAATCATTTCTGAGTCCATTAAGTTGGGTGTTGCCATTGTCTTGATTTTTAATATCGTTTGCCATATTAGTATTGTGACCCACTTACTTCTAAAAGTGTATAATCATTAATCTCGTTTCTAAAATCTTCATCTTCTACATACTTATCAACTGCTCTATTAACAAGTTTTTGTAGTGTGATATCAGATTCAAATGATAACCTTTTGAATTTTGAATAAACATTTTTAAGAATCTTTACCGTTGTTAATTTTGTTTCTACCATAATCTCTTTATTTGTATATAAGTATATATAAATATAAGGAAATTAGAAAAACATTAAGCCCAAGCTGAACAAAGTCCTCTTTGTTTAAACTCACACCAATCACAAGGTTTACCTTTGTTGGTGAAATAATCAATTTCTTTGTGATTTCCTTCATCATCAAATACCGTTTCGATGAAGTTCATAAAACCCCTCCAAGCCTTATTGATGGATGGTTTTCCATTAGCTGGAATGTGAGATGATATCCTTGGTATTGGGAAATCCCAATCCTCATTTATCTTTCTCTTTAATATCTGAAATTCTACATGAACTTTATCTAAAGGTAATCCGTACTTTTCCGCATAAATCTTCTTGTATATAAGTATCTGAGAGTTCTTGATTTGGTCTCTTTTTTGGTACTTATTCCACCCTCTCGTTGAAGTTTTTAAATCAATAATTGTAATTGAATTATCGTGTAGATTTCTAAGTACTACATCTATAAATCCAATGAAGTTTACATTAGGTTTAATTTGTGCATTTAATGGTAATTCAATCGCTTCTAACTTTTGTCCTTTCTTTGAATACCACTTAGCTAATTTGGATTTGAAGAACTTCAGTATTTGTCTACCATCACCAAAGAATTCTTCTAACTCCACTTGTGTACAAGGTAGTCTATCTCCTTGTTTTTCTTTTTCTTTTTTAAACTCCTCTATTAATTTATCTTTAAGTAAGATATCTAAATCAATTTCTAAAGCTTGTTTCTTTGTTACATTATACATTACATCCAAAAAGTGTTGGATGGTTTCGTGCATCGCCGTACCAAATATTGTGTGAATGTTACCTGAACTTTCACCAAGTTTATCTATGTAATTTAGTTTGTATTGTTGTGGACATGAACTCCACATTGAATATTGTGAATAAGAAACTCTACCCATTCAGTAAATCTTTTATTAGACTTTGGATGTTATCGTGATGTTTACTCCACTTATCACCCTCTATCTCATTCGTACTATGTTCACACTTTGCTTTTAAATCTCTTTCAATCTGTGAAAGTTGTGTTAAGATTGTAAGTTTTCTCATAGTACTAATATACGAAAAATAATTGAGAAATCCAAATTTTTAGACCTTTAATTTTAACTTAGTTATATCTTTTTTATCAACACCATACTTTTCACAAATGTATTTGATGTTTTGTCTACCCTCAGGTGTTGAATATAATATTTCTAAGTATTCATTTGATTGGTTTTTACTACATTGAAACTCTTGTACAATTAAATCAATTAACCAATCTTCATACTTCTGAACCTTTTTACCTTTTGTATACTTTAGAAAGTGTCTACCCTTTGGAATAATTCCTATGTATGCAAGATATAAAGCTTCTGGTGGAAGTGATTGAGTAAATGGTTGTAGTTCTGAAATAGTGTCTACCCAATCAGGATTCATTGAAAGGAATCTATGAATCATATAATTACTCCAAGTTTTTTTATCATCATCCGAAAGTGTTTTAAAATACTTTGGGTTCTGTTCGTTTGTAATTGCCTTTATATGGTCAAATAATGATTTAGCCATTCTTCTTATCTAACTTTTTTATTTCATCAGGTAGTAATTGTTCATTTATAGCTCCACACTCACCACATAAGTAAACCTCTATTGGTATCATTACATCTTGTGGTGTACCTGCTGCTAATCTTGATATTGTTCTAAACTTTGCTCCACTAATAAACACATCATATCCACATGATTTACATACCATGGGTTTTGAATTATTCATATCTATTTTTGGTTGTTGTGGTGGTTGAGTACCTCTTCCACCTGCTCCTATAATTTTTGCCATTATGTTATTTTAAGTATTTGTAGAATAGTTGCCATAAATGTAATCTCTTTATCTATTACTAAAGCATCTCTATATTGAGATTCTGATAATATTAAAATAATACTCGATACATTTCCATCAGCATAATCATCTACTTTTTCATAAAGAAAACTATAGAACTCTGTAAAGTCTTGTATACGAGAGTCAGCTATAGCTTTTCTAATATTTAAATATTTATTTCTTTTGTCATCTTTAGATTTCAAAATATCTAAAACTTTTGTTTTAATATCTGAGTCTAATATATTATTAGTGTCAAGTTTCAATATTCCTTTTACTGAACTAAGTTGACAAGTATTTATTATCTTTCTAATATCAGGATAAGATGAATCAATTAAAGGTACTATTGTTTGAGGTTCAAATCTAATTTGTTCTAATTTAAGAATCTTAGATATGTGAATCGCCACTTCTTTCTTTGAAGGTGGTACAATCTGAAATGTCTGACATCTACTTTGTATTGGGTCAATAATCTTTTCTACATAATTACAAGTTAAAATAAACCTACAATGTTTAGAGAATGTCTCCATTAGATTTCTAAGTATCGCTTGAGCATTTGGTGTCATATAATCAAACTCATCAAGGATAATAACTTTCAAGTCTTTGAATCCAACTGTTGATGCAAATGATTTAACTTTATTTCTAACTGTATCTACATTGTTTTCATCAGATGCATTTATAATCATATAATCACAATCTATAGATTTAACAATAAGTTTAGCCAAAGTTGTTTTACCCGTACCAGCTTTTCCAAAAAATAAAAGATGTGGAACATCACCACTCTTTAGATAGTTAGATACTTTTTCTTTTAGATGAGAATTACCAATATAGTTATCAAGTTTAGTTGGTCTATATTTTTCTACCCATAAAGAGTTTTGTAATTCTTCACCTTGTGTGTTTTCAAAGAAACTCATAATTTATTTTTTTTTGTAGAACACGAAAATCGGTTCAAATTTATAATGTTTTCCTTCATATTCAACTGCGTTTTTAATACCACTTTTAGATGGGTCTAATCCAACCATTCGTGTCATTAACATTTTTAGTTTACCTTTATACTCACAACCTAAGTTTTTTAAGATATCGATAGAATCTTGTTCAAGTGGATAATAAGTATTTTCACCAATTTTAATATCAGCAATATTCCAAAGAATATATCTATCCTTCTTTAAATATTCGTATATGGTTGTTAAAGTTGGTTTTAAGAAGTTATCTCTCCAATCTTCATATTCACCATATGCTTTAAATGATTGTGTTTCATCTTGTGAATATTGTTCTCTATTGAAGTAAGGAGGTGAAGTAAATGATATATCTAACTTACCTTTATACTTTTGGAAATTTGGATTATTGTGGATTAACTCTGAACCATCTTGAAATAATTCGTAAGTGTTACCTTGTTTTTCTACATCAAAAAATGTAGTTAATGAGTCTGAGAAATCATCAACACAATTATCATTATAGAACTTAGCAACATACTCATATCGAGAAATACCTAATTTATCTATAAAATTATCAGGATTAGGGTCTGTACCAACATAATGAATTTTCTTACGAGAACTCATAGCTCCGATGATTCTACCACCCCATCCACTTGATGAATCATAAATGTGTAATGGTTCATCAGAATCGATGTGATTAGTATAGTTTTCGTAAATCCATTTTGCAGTTAGTGCAGGAAAGTTTACTGCTGGTTGTCCACATGATAATCTAAATACTTGTAGTATCTTTGGAAATATACCATCCTCTTTATCATACCAACGAATCTGATATACATAATTTTGTGTTGTACCCGCTTCAGATGTCCAACTATCCACTATCTCATCAATGTTTGATAATTGAGTTCCATTTAAATAACCATTTTTAGCTAGTTGATTAACTTGGTCTGCATTTAGAAAAAGATTATTAGAACCAATATTCTTCTGAATTTGACTAAGATTTGTAAGAGTTCTTGAGTTTACTTTAGAAATCCAAATACCTAAATTAGAATACTTACCAACAAATACTTTTTGATTATAAACATCTTTAATGAATTGTATAGCACCTTGACCATTCCAAAAAGGATTATCATCTTTTGTATCTACGATTGAACGAGACCAAGAGTACATTGAATCTCTTTTAACTGCTCGTTTCATAATCTTAACAAACTTTTCTTCTAATGTAGGGTCTGAAAAGTGGTCATAAATAGACAATCCATTGTCAGCTGATTTACCACTTGAAATCTTTGTTTTTAACATTGTAGGAAAAAACTGATTTACAACTGATGCATCTTTGTTAAAGTTTTTAATGATACCTAACGATTCTTTATCACCACTCAAATCCTTTTCCCAATACTTTGCAGGATTAGATTTAAGTTTATTAAAGTTTTTAATGATTCCCTTTTTATCTTTACCAATAACTGGTGGGGTTTTTCTATCATCCCATTGTTCAGTAACCTCTTTACGAAGCAAACGAGCCCATTCTACGAACTCACCATCAGTCATTTGTAACAACTGATGATATGTCGTATTGGATTTAAACTCAGAAAATCTGCTTTTTTCGTAGAAGTAATTCATTAAGATTGTATCTCTACTAAATAATAGTTTGATTCATATTCATCTACTTCGAATGAAATATGTGCTAATCCTTGAGATGAAATCTTTAATGTAGCATCAGTTGCTTCTTTATTTGCAACTAATATTTCTTTTAAGAAGTTTGCTGAAAAAGATATAGGGTCTACTTTGTCTTTTTTACAAGTACAATCTACATCTATTTTAATTCTATTTGTATTGATGTTTGAATAACCTAAAATTATTTGACCATTCTTTTCACCCGTACAAGTAAATGTAAAATTATTTTCATCAGCTAATGCACTTTTTGCTTTGATAAATTTAGAAATAAAGTTTGAATCTAATTTTATTTCAGTATCAAAGTCTGGTAATTGTTTTAAGTCTGGTACATTAGGAATGACTGATAAATCAGCTAACATATAATTTACTGATGTAGAACCATCTTTAAATTTTAATGAGACTGACTTCCCATCTATGTCATTGATTGAAAATTCTATGTCATCTCCTAATACTGATAACATTTTTGTAAGTTTTGTAGTATCATACACACCAAATGTTGCGTCTGTACTATCAAAATCTTTCATAGTAACACTACCCAAAACAGACTTATCATCTGAAATGAATGATGTTGTAAGAGAACCATCTTTAGATTCCCACTTTACAGATTCTACTAAACCTGCAAGATTGTACTTCGATACGAAGCGATTTAATGATTGTTTTTCCATTGTTTAATAATTAAAATTTTAATATACCTACTAATATACGAAAAATTTTTGACAATTCCAAATTAAAATGTAAAAAATTTCTCTGCCACTCTTTGTTCACTTATTACATCACCCCAACCAATTGCATCAAAGAAGTCTTGTAATTTACCTTTTAACTCTCTTTCGAATAATTTGTTGTGGTCAATGTATTTTGCTATAAAGTCTACTATTTCTTTTGGGTCTGAATAGCCTGTGAATCCTAATCCATCTAATCCAAGTGGATTATCTTTAAGATAAACCCATTTTATCTTATCACCATTTTTCATCGGTTCATATTTAAATGGTGCGTTAAAGTGTTTGAGACAATCATTGTAAGCGATACCAGCTTTAACATGAGCTGGTGTTCCTTTTACGAATTGAAACAATTGTCTCTTACCCTTTGGTAAATACTTAGATAGATTTTTTACTGCTGAGTTTTTAGCAATATCTTTTGTATCTTTATTTACCATATCTTTTTTGAAGTCTACAACATAATCTGATATTTCATCTTCAGTTTTACCTTTAAGAATATCAATTAATACTGTTCCCATACATTCTTGAAAAGCTTTAGGGAATGAACTTCTCTTTACATCTAATCCTTTTACATCTAACTTATCAACTGGTACTCCATTGTCTGATATAATCCATTGTGCATATCTTTTCTTAGCAATCCAAAGACCAGCTTTAGCCACATACTCTTTCTTAATCTCTAATCGATGTTTGTCTTTGTCAACATTAAAAATCTTTTGTGAAAGGATATCGTAAAAGTCATTGAGATAATCTTGCATCTCTTCCGCAATATCATTTACATACTGAGCGATAGTATCTTGATTGTTATCACGCCAAGAAGGTATGCGTTTATCAAGTAACGGTGCAGCTGAAAAAAATACACTATCAGTATCAATGTAAATATTAGAATCCAACTCAGGGTCACCCAACTCTTTATTGTATTTGATGTTGGCCATATCGGCAGTTGATTTAATAACTGTCTGACCCGTTGTCGTGACTGCTTCTGCATTATCAATATCATAAAACCTAAAGGCAGGCAAGCCAAGAACACCATATAAAGAATTGAGTAAAATCTTTTGAACCAATTGCCTTTTGTGGAAGAATGCGTACTTTTCTTTGTTACCTGATTTTCCATACTTTTTCATTTCGTTTTTATACTTAACTCTTTGTGCGAACCACAAATCAAGAATACCAGGTATACATCCAACCTTATCAGTTCTATATAGTACACCATTTGATGATACTGAGAACTTACTATCTTTAAGGTACTTTTTTAAGTTCTCTTTAGTGATTGTATCATCACCTATGGTATAACTATCAACTTTTCCTTTTAAAAAGTCATTTGCATCCCAATTATTAATCTTACCTATTTTAGTTTCAGGTGAGATATTTAAAGTCATAATGATAGATGGATATAGAGAAGTTAAATCTAAATCATAAATCCATTCGTACTTACCTACTATTGGTGGTTTAACATATGCTCCAATAAACTTCTCTTCATTGTTATCTCTTATCTTCTGCATTTTTTCTTCTCTATCAGCAGGTTTATTAGGTGCAACCAAGTTCCTCCTTCTTAGGTAAGTGAGTAAAGCTCCCTCCAAGTATTTCGATGAATACACAAAATCTTCATAAGGTACATGACCGGCGTGACAGATACCACGACATAAGTCTATGAACTGAAGCTTCTTATCAAACTCTACTACTAACTCAACATCCACCAAGTTATACTCGATGAACTTCTCTATATCATCTCTCATTAACTGGTCGAGATTACCAGTATATTCTATTTTACCTCTACCTAATTCTATTTTTGCAATAGTATCTAATCGGTAGTTTGGTAATTCACCATAGTTGTAAATCTTATAAAGAGAAATATAATCTAAATAAGAAACACCAGCCATGAAATATCTTTTTCTATAAGGTGACCAAAAACATTTTCCTATTGGTGACAATCTATTTGCTTGTCTTTCACCTAATAATCTTTTGATTCTATTATATAACATAGGTGTATCAAAGTAATCAATATTCCAACCTGTTACGATTGAAGGATTAATCATTTCATACAACTCCAAGTACTTCATCAACATATCTCGTTCATCGGTAAATGGTATAATAGTTTTGTTACCAGTTTTTCTTTCTCTTACAGTTCCTTTTTTATCTACCACCAAAACCCAATAATCATTTGTAGCAGAATCATGGAGTGCGATTGAAGTCAATTCATTTTTAGCTTCTTGAGGGTCTGGTAATCCACTTTCCATTTCACACTCAATATCGTATGTCAATACAACATGACCTTGAGATATTTCATCTGATTCAGAATACAAATCAACTAAAGCTCTTGTAGTTTCTGGTACATCAGCTTCAAATAAATCATAATCATCTTTCCTAAACTTATAAACTTTAGTCAGTTTGTCACCATAGATAGAAGTATATTCACCTCTTTCTGCACGCTCATAAGCATATCTTGTAAATGGAAATGAAGAGTATCCTCTTTGGTCATCCCAAAGATGGATTAAGTTTTTTTCTCTTTGATAATAAATGTTTTGATACATAACTACTAATATACGAAATTATTTTGAATTATCCAAATCATAATCAAAAAACTTTTTAGATGTTTGTTCTATTTTTTCTAATGTTTCTAACTTCTTTATTCTTTTTTGTGAAGTTTTAAAATATTCTTTTGATAACTCAAATCCTAAATACTTTCTTCCTAATTTTTTTGCTGATATTGCAGTCGTTCCACTACCACTAAAACAATCTAAAACTAAGTCATCTTTATATGTAAGAATTTTTATTGCTTTACTTGGGAGGTCCTCTGAAAATGTAGCTTTTGTTAGTGGTCTCGAATCATTGAAATAATTCCACTCACCAAATACCAACTCCATAAATTCATCTTTATCTTCTTTCTTATAAACTTTTTTAGTCTTACCAACAACTTCTACTTCTTCATAATCCCAATGTGACCTTCCCTTTTCTATTTTGGTTGGTATGTTTTTATAGGCAAGAATAACACATTCTTGTACATTGTGAATGTAAGGACCAGATGCTGACATCCAACTACCCCATGCAGTTGTCTTTGGTCTATGAGAAGCTGGTTCGTTTAGATGAGCTACACCGAAAAACTTAAATCCAATCTCTTTCATAATCTGCCAATACTCTGAGGATATAAATTGTCTACCTCCTTGGTCGTACATATTTACCTCGTAAGGAATGTTTATTGCAATTCGACCATCTTCCTTCAAAGTTCGAAAACAATGTCTTAACCACTCTTTACACCAATTGTAATAGTCGTTTGATTTCATCTTATCATTCCACTCATCATATTCAATACCAACATTATATGGAGGTGATGTAACTATTAAGTCTACAAAATTAGCAGGTGTTTTTTTGAACATCTCTAATATATCACCATTGTATATTTTATTTACTTCCATTAGAAAAAATCATGTTTAGTTATTTTATCTTCACTAAGTTTTGAATATTCTTCACTAATCTCACTACCAATAACATTCCTATTGTATTTTCTACCAACTTTATAAGTAGTTCCACTACCGATGAAAGGGTCGTAAACTAAATCACCTAATTTACTACATGATAGTATTATGTTCTCTACCATCTTTTCAGCAAAAGGAGCTGGATGATTTGATTCTTGACTTCTTGGTATGGACCAAATATTCTTTTTAAATAAAGCACTATTCCTATCAAAGTAAGGTACTGAGTCTTTATCTTTCTTAATCCAAAATATCCACTCGGTAAATGGTAAAAAATATGATTTGTCTATCTTAGGTGTTCCACACTTATCCCAAATAATAACTTGTTTAAGTGGAAAATCATAAACCCAAGTTGGATGAATAGTGGAGTGATTTGTCATTATATCAATGTGATTGTAAAATAATGAACCACTTGGTTTTAACACTCTAAGACATTCACTAATAACTTTCTTCTGCCACTCTACATATTCTTCTTGTGGTAAATTATCATCGTATGAAGAATACTCAATCTTTCTAATAAAAGAATCTTTTGATTTAGATTTGTTTTTAATCCAATGATTTTTGTTATAAGGTGGAGATGTAACAATAAGGTCTACTGATTCATCTTTCATTTTAGAAAGTGTCAGTAAACAATCTTCGTTATATATTTTATTTGTTTCTATAGGTGTGTCCAAGTTTTTTTCTTAACAATCTCTTCAACATTCCACTTACTAACTTTAAAGTTTCTTGCAATAACATTTGTTGAGAATCCTTGTTTGTACAAATCTCTTATTTGTAAAACTTGTTCTGATGTCAATTTGGAGCGAGGATGTGCCTCGCCCCTTAATCTATTACTAAAAAACCAAAGTTCGTTTATGTTCATTTATTTTTGTTTAAATAAAAGTTGAACTGATTGAAACTCCTCTAAAATAGTTTTCCAATATTTTTTAGTTTCATCAGAAGTTATTGGAAAGTTTTCGTTTTTGATATCTGATTTAAATTTAATAGTTGCCCATTTAATAAAGTTACCATAAATTCTACGGATATCATCATTCGTGTGATACAATACTCTCATGTTTACAAGAATATATCTCATCCTACCCCCAAATGAAAAATTTGTTGATGATATCTCACTCATCATATTAAAAAGTGGCTCAATCTCTGTTTCAAATTCATCATCAGTAATACGAAAACTACCATCTTTAATAGATTTCATATTATTAAAGTTCAAATCACTTTTATGTGCAAAAACATAAACAGGTGTAGTTTCACCCCATTTACCTTTTTTTGCTTGATTCATAGCCTTTAGTATTTTTCCATAAGATTCAACACCATCAGTTTCTCCAAGAGTTTCTAAATTACCTTTGTGAGATTTAACAAAGTTCTTTAACTTCCAACCTTCATAAGAAGTATTAGTTTTAATCAACATCTTGTGTAATTTATCAATATCATCTGATGTAATCCAATCTACAAGAACTGCTGATACCATCATATCTTCAAAATGATATCCCTTCTGAACTAATTCTAAAAGAGCGTAGTATCGTGTATGTCCTTCGAAAATTTGATACCAATCCTCATCAAACCATTGTTGTTCAGTAATTCCTTCAGGTACATTTCCATCATCCCACATCTTTTGTTTCGTTTCTGGCCCAACAGGAACTACATTTAGTTGTGTAAAGTATCCATGTTTAGTTATAGATACTTTGATTATGGGAACATTCTTAATATTTAAATCCCTATTATTTGGGTGAGGTATAACTCTATTGAAATGAACTCTCAATGGTCTTGCCATTTTAATTTCTTTATTCTTGTTTAATGTTACACCTTCGTTAATAATAAAAGAATCTACTTCAGATTGTCCTTCAAAAACCCATATATTATCATCTCTTAGTTGTTTTACGAGTTTTTTATACTTTTTATTACCAGCACTCCACTCACAACAAACACTCATCTGAATATCAATTTCTTTTAGTGATTTATTCAATTGAATTATTTTAAAAGTTTCGGCTTGATTAATAAAAGTTTTCGCCTCTATCCAATTATCTTCGTATCGATAATCAGCAATTCTATCTCCAAACCCATCATTATGAGTTTCGTTTATGGGTTGGATACCCATTTCTTCAAACTTATCAGCAACATATGATTCCCACTCATCACCATGAGCAAATCGGTCTTTCATTGTGTTACTGGCTGCTTGTTTTTTCTGAGTGATGTTATCTACCTCCATAGTAGCACTCTCTAACATTTCTGCCATATTACATAAATTTAATTGTGTGAGTGTAGGATGCTCACTTCCCCTTTTTGTTTACAAATATACGAAATTTATTTGAATTGTACAAGCTAAAATTGAAAAAACTTTTCACTTTTTATTTTTTCTAATTGTAACTTATAAATTACACCTGGTATTACACCTGTATCTTTTGAGTTCCATTGAATGTCTGAATCATACTTAAATCCATATCTTTCATAGAATTTACGAGCCCTTTCGTTGAAAGCTCGAACAGTTAATAATATATTACCAGCTCCTTTAGATTTACAATAATCAACAAATTCATCTAAAACCTTTTTAGTTGCTCCCTTTTGAGTTTGGTCTGATGCAATCTGATGAATAATAAAATCTTTTGGTTTCTTTATTGTTGTTGCGTTTCGAGATAATTTACCACCTTGTAAGTATTGTGTAAATGTAATCATTACACCATCTTGTAGAACTAAGTTTCCTTTTTTAATTCTATTAACAAGTTTAAATCCTTGTTTGTACATATGTGGAAAGATATCAGGATACATATCGATAATGGCCATAGTTTCTTCTATAACCTTATCCATTTGTTCTCCTTCTTCTTTTATTTGAATTATATTTAACCCCAAAACTTTTTAATATTTAAATCATCCTTATACTGAAATTGATTATCTAATCTTTTTTTTAGTGTATCCTTAACTTGTTCAATATCGGTTGATGTTCCTGCTCCTTGTGCAAACCAAACTTTCTTTCTATATAAAAGTTCATCTGATATTTCACCTTTAAAAGCATCTCTTAACAATGGTTTCATCAATCCTTTCTCAGTTTGATATATAGGTGGTATATTTAAACAATACTCTACAAATGGTCTCCAAGAATATGGAGTTCTAATTTCAACAGTACCACCCCACATCATAGATTGATTTTGTGATGGAAAGTTTCCTTTGTGTACTTCCCTTATTAATTTTCTTCTTGCTTTATCATATGATTCTTCTGTATAACAGAATCTTGTTACAATCCCATAACTACCCCAAATTTCATCAGATAAATCACCACTAAACACTACTTTAAATCCATGTTTACTGATTTCTTCACCCAATTTAATAGTTGCAAGTGCACTACCTACATTCTGCCATTTTTTCAATTCGGTTACATATAATGTAGTATCAATTGAATCCATAATTTCTTGATTGGTCATATGAATCTCATTTAGTTTGATACCAAATTCTTTGGCAGCCATTCGAGCATACTTTATATCACTACCACCATCAGTAGTTACTACAAATGCTTCTAATTTAGGATATAACTTAGATAAAAGATATGTTGTTATTACAGAATCAATTCCCCCACTTAGAAGTGTACAAATAGGAACATCTGAAATCATCTTTACTCTTACAGCTTCTTCTAAATCTTTTCTAATTCTCTTAACAATAGTTTCTCTATCATCATTTATAATTTCTTCTGGTAGTTTGTAATATGTTTTAACTTCATGTTCTAAAGTTTTATAGTTGTATTCAATATAAGTGCCAGGATAAACGGTCTTTACACTTTTTCTGTAAATATCTGAAAGAGGTAACCCTTTCTTCTCAGAACAAAATGCCAATTTATTAGTTACTTTATCAATAGAATACCAAAAAGGAAGTTCACCAATATAATCTCTAACAAGATATGTAGTTTGATTTCTTGTATCAATAATACAAAAAGAAAACATACCATCTAAATCTTCAAATGAATCAACTCCAAATTCTAAATAAGCATTAAGTATAATCTCAGTATCAGAAGTTGTTCTAAATGGTATTGTTATTTTACTTTTAAGTTCATCGGTAAGTTCACTTCCCCACAATTCACCATTATAAACTAAACAAACTGTCTTATCTTCATTCCAAAATGGTTGGTTTGCTGTTTCTGATAAATCTTGTATAGATAATCTATTATGAGCAAAGTAGAAATCCCCAACTTGTTCGATAGTTGAGTTATCTCTACCTCTATGAATTATTTTATTCAACCCATCTTTTATAGAGGATGAGTTGTAATTATTTCCACCAATGATTCCACACATATTAAAACGGAGCGTTTTGAATATCTCTTTCAATGCAAGTACTCATATGGTCAGCCCAATGGAGTATGAATTGTATATTTGATTTTAAATAATTTTTTGGGTCAAATACTTTAAAATATTTTACATTATCTTCATCATACATACCATCAGTAAGTTTGATTCCAAAGTATTCATTTTCATTGTATTTGATTCCATATTCTTGTAGTAGGAAAAAAGTTCTATCAGTATGAGTTAGATATGATAGTTCTGAATTACTAACATAAACTTTACCTTGATTTTTTACATGCCAATCAGAAGGATTATTCACATAATGAATTTTTCCTTTACTTCCTAACTTTCCTAAATCGTGATGGAAAGCTGCAAATAAAAGTTCTTCTTGTGTAAAGTCAATGATACCACCTGCTTCTTTATACAATCTCATCATTCTGATTGCATTTCTTGAAACATTAATAACATGGTCTATATAACCACCTTCGTAAGCATTGTGATAATTAACATTTCCACTCGCTGGTGATAACATTAGATTAGGACCTAACTCATCCATTGAGTACATATGGAGTAATTTTTTTAATCGTTCTCCACTAAACGATTTTTTAAGTGCTTCTAAAAACTTATTATAGTTTTCTTCTAATTGTTTTTCTGTATGCTTTACCATAATATAACCTTTATGAAGAAATTTCGTTTAATGCGTTCGTATATGTTAATTCAGACTGAACACCAACAAATCTATTTAGTTCTTGACCATCTTTTTCTATGATTACTGTTGGTACTGAACGAACATGGTGTTTTTGAGCCTCTTCAAACTGCTCATCTATATCAATATACGAAAAATTTACATTATTTCCAAATTTATTTGAGACATTTTCAAATATAGGTTTTAGTGCTTTACATGGTCCACACCATTTTGCTTCGAATTTTTTGACTTGTATCATTTTTTTCTCCTTTTAATTATTAACCATCACAAGCAACACAATCAGGGTCAACTGCTCTATCAGCAATATCACCTCTAAGAACTGATTCAGTTCTTGTATAGTACAATGTTTTAATCCCTTGTTTCCAAGCCTCCATTGTAACTTGATTAATCCACTTCGGTGTTGCAATCGAAGGGAAAGCCAAGTTTAAAGAAACAGATTGGTCAATATATTGTTGTCTAACACCAGCTTGTTTTACCAAATCCATTTGATTAATTTCTTTAAATGTTCTAAAAACATCTTTAACGGGATAAACTTTATCTCTATCTCCATTTTTAATTTCTTTACAAAGAACCATTTTGTTATCTAAGTAACACCATTTATCTAATTCTTTTAATCCTTGTACTGAACCACCATCTTCTAAAATCTTATCCCAAGTATCTTTGTTATTAATACCAGCTTTTCTTAAAACTTTAATTAACTCACCATTTTTTCTAATGAAAGTTCCTTTAGAAGTTTGTTCAGTAAATACATTAGCTGCCCAAGGTTCAATACCTGGTGATACATTACCAGCTAATTTAGAGTTACTAACTGTTGGTGCTACTGCTCTTAAATGTGTATTTCTAAAACCAGTTTCTTTACACCAAAGTGGTTCACCATATTCTGATGCTAAGTCTCTCGAAGCTCTTTCTGATTCAATTTTTAATTGTGAGAATACTTTACGAGTTTCAAATTGAGCTTCCATACCTTCAAATGGAATACCTCTTTGTTGTAGGTAAGTGTGCCATCCTAAAACTCCTAATCCTAAAGCTCTACCCTTTTCAGCTGAACGAACTGCGTTTTCAAATCCTCTCATATTCTTTGCTTTCTGAATAAACTCTGAAAGTACACCATCCAAAAACCAAGTTGCGGTGTAAATTAAATCAGTATCTCTCCATTCATCATATTTAGAAAGATTTAAAGATGATAAACAACAGACAAAAGAATGAGATTCATCAGTATGTAGAGTGATTTCTGAACATATATTAGTCATGAAAACTTTTAATCCATTCTTTTTGTACATATCAGGATTTGATTTGTTTACATTACCCTTAAACATAATATATGGTTCACCAGTCGCTTTCCTCTTTTGTAATAACTTACCCCACTTTCTTCTTGCCTCAGGTACTCCATCTTCTAACTTTCTCATAAACTTATCACCAACGATTGCACATTGATGTAAGTTAAGTGATTGTCTATTTACATCACCCTTTGGTTCTCTGATTTCTAACCACTCTTCAAAGTCATCGTGTTCGATGTTCAAGTTTACAGATGCTGCTCCTCTTCTTACTGAACCTTGGTTTGTAGCAAGGATTGTTGAATCATATATTTTAGCAAATGGTACAACTCCATCTGATGTTCCATTACCAGTAATAATAGAACCAGCTGGTCTAATTTGGTTTATACCTATTCCTACTCCACCACCATGTTTGGCAAGTAACATTAGTTCTAAGTTCTTTTTTCCAATCTCGTAGATACTATCACCTACATCTATACCAAAGCAACTAATTGGTAATCCTCTATCAGTGCCAGTATTTGAAAGGACTGGTGTTGCTAAATTTAACCAACCTTTCCATATGTAGTCAAAAAATTTAGTTGCTAGTTGAGGTTTATCTAATCTTTGTGCTACTCGTGTTGCAACTCTCCAATAAGCATCTTTTGGTTTTTCACCTGGTAAAAGATATCCTTTTGAAATAGTATTCACATAGATTTCTGTGTTACCCCATGATGGGAAGTCTACATCTATTTCCCATCCAAATTTTTCTCCATAATTTTTAACTGCCATATTATAATAATTTTATTTGTGAAGAATTTCCATAGTTACCGAAAATTTCTTCATCTTTGTTTATATCCTTTATTGCTATACCTGTTTTAATATCTACACTTCCTTCTTCGTATTGTGTGTTTAATAAACACAATGGTTCTGCAAATAAAAAATTACAATCCTTAGTCAGTTTAAATCTAATTTCAGATTTATCATTAACTATTTTATTTGCAAAAGAACGAAGTATATATTGAACTACTGATATAGGTAAATGTTTAGTATCACTAGCCTTTATTTTATACCAATCAGTTTCTCCTTTCCATTTTGGAAAAACTTGTTCTCCTTTTTTTATATCAATTAAAGCAAATAATCCAATTCCATGAACTTCACTTGCTCTTGTGTATGATTTAATAGATGAATCTAAATACTCAGTCACATCTATCCTTTCTTTTTTATTAAACTCACCATTTGAAAAGTAAGTCCAACCTAATTTATGATTTGTAGGATAACCATCAACTCCCCAATCGGTATCAACTATTGTAAAATTTAAATCCTTTCTGAATTTACTATATTCATACATTGAAAGGATACATCCTTCGTTTGCTATAGTTTTACAATAATTTTCAAATGAAACATATTTGTTCCATTCTTTTTCTGATGGTTCTTTGAAAAAGTAATCTAACATTCTTTTTAGTTCTTTTTCAGATTTATTTATATCAAAGTTTTCATCCTCAGGACAAAAAGTATCCATATAAATACCATCAAATTTTTTATCAAGTGTTGGAATTATATCAATCCAATCACCATGAATTACTTTAACATTTGGTTTATCTAAACTCCATTTTAGTGCTTTATTATAAATGTCCTCTCGAACTTCTATAATTGTTAGAGAATTTACTCCTTTATTATAAAAATAATCTGAAGTTATTCCCCAACCATAACCAACATCTAAAATGTCATTTTGAGGTGATGACATTAAATCTAACACCTCTTGTTCAAATATAACCATTTATTTAAAATAAATCATCCCAATCCTCACCTTCATTAGCCTTACTATAATCAGTAGGTCTAATAGCGAAGAAGTCAGTATGAGTATGTCCACCAGTCAAATGGTAGAACCAATCTAAGTTGTCAGATTTTTCTTTATTATAATCAAAGATACTT